ACATACAGAATGAATCCTGCGTGAGATCCATTGTTGTAATATTTCCGACGGAACAAAGTAGCACTTTCATTCAACCATGCACTTTGCAAAGCTGAGATATATTCAGGAGTTCCATAAATTTCCTGATCGATATCAGTTTCTCGGATCTGACAAATACGATCTTGAGGGAATTCATATTCTTCATATCCACGATGACTTTGGCTTAAGTAAAAGTACTGACCTGCATGTTCTCCAGCACGTGTGTACTTTGCCAATGCTGGTTTAAATTTAATTGTATTCCCTAGTCGTGAACGTACATCTTCAACGTAAGTATTGCCACACCAGATAAAGTCCAATGCGATTTGTTCAAATGATTGTCGGCTCATGCGAGTATGGGGCTTAAACAAATTCGCCAAAAAATTACGCTTAAAAATAATTCCGCTACTTAGGTATGGCGTTGATTTCCAACTTTTCGATAATCCTTCAAGGCTGACTTGAGGTTCATACCATCGACCATTGAACCAACATTCCATGTAATTCGATAAGTCATTCCCATCGAGTACTGGTACCGCATCACCAAATGAAAAAGCTTCAGACTTTTGAGGTAAGTTTTGTTGCATTGGCTGAGGTAAAAAATTTAAAGCCGTGTTCATTAAAGTCTTGGCTGTTGAAAAAGGGTTCATGAATAAATCTCCAATACGGACGTATTTGTTTCTGTAATACCAGCCAATGGTTCATTGTAAATTGCATGCATAAGAGCCCATGCAAGATCGGCATGTCCAATTTCTTCTGAACGTCCAGCTGTGAAAGTGATTTGTTTTTGACTTGAGGTCATTGTTTTTTTGATGCTCATTAACGATTGGGTCATGTCTTTATCGCCAGCATCATATTCAAGACGGCCATTACGAATGACGTCCAAAGTTTTATAAACAAGCTGCGCTTTAACTTCTGGCGAGTATTTAAATGCATGAACAGCAGGGAAGAACTGTTTTACCAATTCCGCAACCCCAATACCCATACCTGTCGTATCAATACCTATATAAGTCACGTTATAGCGTTTAGTGATATGTCGAATGTGCTCAGCCTGTTGAGCAAAATCATCACCTTTAAATTGATGACGTTCTAAGACACGGAATTTACCACCAGCCACAGCTGGCGGAGCAAGAACTACCAATCCAGCATTATCACCACTCAATGCTGGATCATAGCCAACCCATACAGGTTTTCTTGCAAAAGGTCTGTCATGCCAAACTTTAAAATCATCCCAAAGTTCTAGACTGTCCACCATGCAATGCATGAGCATATTAAGTGGGAACATGGATTGGCCATCATCCACGAATTTGCACATCAACAGATTTTCAAAGTCATCTGCCGAATATTCAAAACGTAGATCATCAATATTGAATAGATCACAGCCACCTTCTTCAGCGTCTGTGATTGTGACAATTTGACGCCAGATCCTATCTTCACAAAGACGGCCTTTTTTCAATGAATCATGGCTAACATCAATCGTGACTTGCTTATTCTTGGGTCGACCTTTATTGAAACGAGCACCAGTCCAGAAGCCATATGCTTCATGGGTAATAGTGGATGGAGTTGAAAAATAGGTTTTGCGCCATTTCTTATGCAAAGCCATGGCAGATGCAACTTTTTCAAGTTCATTAAAACCATGAGTCCAGAAGAACTCATCGAAATAAAAATTACCATGGTGACCTTGGGCAGTACGATAGTTTGTTCCCAAGAACAACATTTCTGCACCATTAGATAGAACAATAGGGTCACCAGTCAGTTCCACACCACAAACATCGGCAGCAAAGGCTTTAATATAATGTTTGAAAATATGTGCCTGGGCTTTGGAAGCAGATAAGAAAACCTGATTTCGTCCTGTTTTCAAGGCATCTATCAGTGCTTCACGAGCAAAGTAATAAGTTGCACCAATCTGACGGCTTTTTAAAATTGCACGTGAACGTTGATCGCCTGCTCGGTACCATGTCCATTGGTAATCAAATAAGTTTTCTTCAAATGCAAGAACGAGCTCTTCGATTTGCTCTTCAGTAAAATGATTAGGAATTTTTTTACGTGGTGCAGAGTTACGTTTGCGTATTTCAGGATTCAGGTCAGCTTCAGATCCATCATTACGATATTTTTCAATCCGAGCGAATTCTTTGTATTGACGCATGAGCATGTCAATTTCTTTAATATCGCCAGATGTCTTTTTATTTTTTAGAATAAGAACCATCAAACGAACAGTTAAAGCATTTTCAACACGATTTTCAGGTTTCTCTTTTTCCCAATCATCACGTGTTTTCCAAGCTTGAACAGTCCGCTCGTTTTCATTCAGAACTTCTGCAATATCGACAATTTTCCACCCAAGCCAGTACAAAAACTTAGCCTTGAGTTTGTTGTCCATAATCAGATGCAAATTTGCTATAGGGGATAAGTCATTCATTGCCATTTGCTGTTTGCTTTAATGTGCAAACATTGGCAGTACAAGGCTTATTTATCAGTCTAGCCAAGTTGTAAAAAGCCTTATTACAACAGCATCTAATTGCCTGTATTACTCATCATTGCCCATTCTGCACCTATTCAAAATCGTGATTTTTATCCGTTCATAATTAACGAATAGGTTTTCAAATGAGCAAAGAAGACAAAGAAAAAAAACACAAATCGAATTGGTTTCGTGTTGCGGTAGCTGGTGACACCACCGACGGTCGTGAGATTCAATCCGATTGGATTATCCAAATGGCAGATAGCTACGATCCAAACACTTATGGTGCACGTATCAATATTGAACATCTTCGTAGTGTTTATCCGGGTAGTGCATTTGGTGCGTATGGTGATGTGCTGGCATTAAAAACTGAAAAAGTCACCATTGATGGTGAAGAAAAAGATGCCTTATTTGCACAAATTGAACCTACTCAAGGTCTGATTGAGCTGAATAAGCAAAAACAAAAAGTTTATACATCGATTGAAGTGGATCCGAACTTTGCTAACAAAGGCAAAGCATACCTGATTGGTCTTGCTGTAACTGATAGTCCAGCTTCGCTTGGTACCGAAATGTTGCAATTTGCTGCCAATGCAAAAGTGAATCCGCTGGCAGATAAAAAACAACGTCCAGAAAACCTATTTACTGCTGCTCAAGAAGTCACTCTCGAATTTGAAGAAGTGAAAGAACAGCAATCTTATTCCGCAGGCTTACTCGACAAAGTAAAAAAACTATTTTCAAAACAAGAACAAACAGAGAAAAAGTCTGCGGAATCATTCTCTGAACAAGAGCAAGCCATTGTCGAAATTGCTCAAGAAACAGCAAATCAAGGTCAAGTCGTTACCAAACTTGAAAATGATTTCAATACGTTGAACACAGCTCATGACCAGCTTCAAAAAGACTTCAACGACTTGAAAAACAAACTTGATGGCGAACCAGAAACACCACCACGTCCGACATCTGGAAATTCAAAATTCACAGAAGTGGTTGATTGCTAAGCCAGTTCGCAAACCCATACCAGTATTAAAAAAGAGTAAACATCATGCGTAACGAAACACGTTTTAAATACAATGCTGCCATGGAGCAGCTGGCTAAATTGAACAACGTTGAAAAGGTTTCTCAAAAGTTCAACGTAACGCCATCCGTTCAACAAAAACTTGAAGATAAAATCCAATTATCATCTGCGTTCTTACAGAAAATTAATATTTTCCTTGTACAAGAACAGTCAGGCTCTGCAGTCGGTTTAGGCATTAGCCGTCCAATTGCTTCACGTACCAATACCAACAATGCAGATCGTCAAGCAACGGATCCGACATCAATGGATGAGCGTTTCTATTTCTGCCGTCAAACTAACTTTGATACAGCGATTAAATACGCAAAATTAGACCAATGGGCGAAGTTCCAAGACTTTTATGCTCGTTTCTCAGGTCAGATCCAAAAGCGTCAAGGCCTTGACCGTATCATGATCGGTTTCAACGGTACTTCTATTGCAACTAGCACAGATATTGTGGCCAATCCTAAATTGCAGGATGTCAACAAAGGCTGGCTGCAAAAGATGCGTGAAGAAAACGCTGCACGTGTGATGTCATCTGGTGCAACAGTTGGGAAAATCAAAATTGGTGCTACTGGTGACTATAAAAATGTCGATGCACTTGTCATGGACATGGTCAGTGAGCTGATTGACGAGGTTCATCAAGACAATCCAGATTTGGTTGTATTGTGTAACCGTAAAACGGTTTCAGACAAGTATTTCCCATTGGTCAATAAAGACCAGGATAACTCTGAAAAGTTAGCAGCTGACATTATTATCAGCCAAAAACGCATGGGTAACTTGCCTGTTTATGCAGTGCCATTCTTCCCTGAAGATGCCATTTTTGTAACAACTTTCGATAACCTCTCGATCTATGTCCAAGAGGGCGCTCGTCGTCGTCATGTCATCGACAATCCAAAACGTGACCAAATCGAAAACTATGAATCTTCAAACGAAGATTACTACATCGAAGATTTGGGTCTTGCTGCATTAGCAGAAAAAATCGAATTGGTGTAAGCCTATGTCATTAGCACGTCAACACTTCCAAAAGCACAGTGCTAAAGCAGCAGCCGTTTCGGCTGCTGAATTCGGCACCATGCAAGAGCAATCATTTTATGAACTGCAACTTGCCCAGCTTAACAATGATCGCCACCGCTTAAAGCAGATTCAATCTACTGAAGCAAAAATTCAGCTCAAAAAAGCATTAGTCCCAACTTATCTGGCATATGTGGACGGCATTATTGAAGCCGATAAATCGGTTCAAGATGATGTGTTCATGACCGTATTGGTTTGGTGTATCGATGTTGAAAATTATGCCAAAGCACTCGAAATGACCGAATTTGCTTTAACGCATGACATGATCATGCCAGATCGTTTTGAGCGTAAAACCGCAACATTGGTGACTGAAGAAATTGCCAATGCATTTTTGAAACAGCTCAAAACAAATGCTGAAGTTGATATTGAAGTACTGCAGCAACTTGAACAGTTGGTTCTTCAAACTCACTTTGAAGAAAAGTTGCCAGACATGCCTGATCAAGTCAAAGCAAAACTTTTAGTGGCATTGGGTAAAGCGACGATCAAGCAGATCCAAAACAAAGACGAACCAAGTGATTCAGATATTCAGTTTGTTCAATCAGCGCAAGCCTACCTTGAACGAGCGATTCAACTGGATGACAAATGTGGTGGCAAACAGGATCTAAAAAACATGGATGCCATGTTGAAAAAGTTCCCACCACAAACAAAACAGGCTGAACCTTTGCTTAATGCAAATGGTTCACAAGTCGTAGATGACCAAGGCAACTTGTCATTCCAAACGACCTAACCAAGTGCCCACGCACCGCATGGGCGAACAATGGTGATGTCATTACATTGTAATACTCATTAAAACCATTGTTCCCACCCATGCACTAAATATTCAATAAAAACAACGGCAGGGGACATCATGGGATTTGTTGCAAATGGCAATAATACACCAAGTCAAATCGTCATCGAGAGTGACTCGTTTTATCCGAGCATTGCTTTGGATCACATCCGCCAGATCGTCCGCATCGATGGAGCAGTCACAACCGACCGTCTCAAACAAGCCATTATTGAAGAAATCATCGACATCAATCGATTGCTGAAATCACTAAAAGACAAAGCAACTCAGTTGTCAGATTTGGCTACAACTCAAATCAATGAACAACCAGATACCGATTATTTATATCTGTCTGCTGTAGCGAATGGTGTGGCAGCAAAAATCAATGAAAATTATCGAAATTATGA